TCAGGAGGAGTGGCAGGCGACCCAGGAGCGGCTGCAGCAGTTCGAGCAGGCCCTGACTCCGCAACAGCCGAGCTACGAGCAGCAGGGGCCGCCGATCCCCGACCCGTTCTCGGAGACCTATTCGCAGGATCTCCAGCAGTTCGTCCAGGCGCAGTTGGAGCCGTACGCGCAGTTCCAGCAGCAGCTCCAGATGCAGGAGGCGGAGGAGCGCGGGATGGAGATCCTGAACCAGCACGCCTCCTCATTGGGCGAGTTCGACCGTGAGATGGCCTGGGCTCGCGCGAATCAGTTGGTTGGTCAGTACGGCTCCGACGCGCGGGCGGCCGAGCGTGCGCTCGAGCAGGCCGCGAAGGACACCCGCGAGTACGAGAAGCGGGTTGGTGAGGCATACCACCAGCAGCAGATCGAGCAGATCCAGACGATCGCCGGCGCCCCACGAGGGATCCCGGCGCAGACCAACGGCGCCCAGACGGTGACGGCGGGCGGGTACGGGAACGTGCCCGGCGCGGTCGAACGGCGCTTCTTCGGCGGCTAAGCCGCCCTCCCTGTACGTCCAATCCATGACGAGGCCACGGGGCTGATGCCTGCCGTGTCCGAGAGAGGTAGGTGTTTCCACAGTGGCCGACAACGCGCTCTCCACCCTTCAGCCGTACCTGATGGAGAAGCAAGGTCAGGTGTTCGACGTGTTCGCCTCCGAGGCGGTGTTCCTCGCCGAGATGAGCGGTTATGAGACGGCGGTGAACGACGGCCGCGGCGGCACGAACCCGCAGGGTGCCGTCAGCAGGATCACCCGGGAAGGCCCGATGGGCGCGAACCGGGAGCAGTTCAGCGGCAAGTACGTGAAGCACGCGATCGTCACCGCCGGGCTTCCCGGTGGCGGCCAGATCCAGGAGAGCTCGACCTGGAACGTCGCGCACGTCCTCCCCGTCACCGAGGTCCACATCTCCCTGGTGCGGACCCTGTACCCGTTCACGATCACCGTCGACGTCGAGCGCGACTCGATGGACAACTCGATGGGGGCGGTGCTCGGGAAGCTGATCGACGAGACCCGCTCCGCCACGGCCCGCCTGGAGAACAGGCAGATGCTCGGTGACGGCACCGGGCTGATGGCGACCGTGACGGACTCCGCGACATCGCTGGCGACGACGCTCGCCGCCGGGGCGAACTTCGACGTGCTCCTGCCGGGAACTGTCTGGGACGTCCTCACCCGCTCCACGGGCGCCGACCCCGGCCAGGGGCTTCGCCGCAAGATCAGCTCGGTGAACGAGACGACCGGCGTGATCACCTGGCTGACGACGCAGCAGGCCTCCGACGGCGGCTCGGGCAACATCGTCCATGCCGCGACCGAGGGGATCTACATTCCCGGCTCGTGGTCGAACGGCTCCGCCGGCACCACGACCGCCCCGGGCAACCTCGTCGCGCAAGGGATCGAGCAGGCGCTCGCCTCGACGGGCACGTTCGAGACGCTCGACAAGGCCGCGGCAGGGAACGCCTTCTGGCAGGGCATCGACGGTAGAGGCGGTGACACCACCTCGCTGCCGCTCTCGACGCAGATGCTCGACGGCGGCGTCCGCCGCGGACGCAGGGCCGGGCTCGGCAAGTGGGACTTCGCGATCGGCGACCCCGCCGTGATCGACCTGTACAAGCAGTCCCTCTACGCCTCGGTGCGCTACGACGGGCAGACGAGCGTGCTCAAGTCCGGCTTCGCCGGCCCCGTCTACGACGGCGGTGACGCACCGTTCCCGCTGATCAAGGAGCCGGAGGCGAAAAAGAACGGCTTGAGATTCATCGACAAGTCGTCCTTCCAGCTCTACGGCGATCAGCCCGGCCCGGCGTTCCTCACCGACGACGGCGCCATGTTCCGCCGCTTCTCGCGCACCCTCGCGAAGGAGGCCGACTTCCTCGACCGCTGGCAGCTCGGCGTCAGCCGGTGCAACACAATTGTCTATTTCAACAACCTCGCTCAGGCCGCCTGACCCCCTTGGGCCTGATCGAACGGACGCTCGACTCGGGGCTGATCGTCTCCCAGTACGGGAGCGATCACGCCTCGCTCGAGCGCGAGCTCAGGAAGCGCGACCCGCTTCTCTCGCTGCAGGGGTGGCCGTCGCAGACGCACGGCCGCATCCTCTGGAAGGTCGTCCGCTACGCCGGCCCCGACCGTCCCCCCGACACCGTCTGTGTGTGGCAGTCCGAGCAGGGGGAGCCGTTCCCGCTCTCCTCCGGGCTGCTCGACCTCGTCGACCGCTTGGACCGCAACACCCGTCACGGCCACCACGGCGAGGACGAGCTCAACGAGGCTCGTAACCGGGAACTCGACCGCCAGGTCGAGCGAGACCGGGAGGCGATCGTCGACGACCATCTGTTCAAGCACGGACGCCCGCTGCTGCCACGGTCGCAGTCGCTCCGCATGAGCCGTGACCGCCAACGAGCGAAGGGGAGGAAGGTCTGATGACAAGTCTCTCGCTCACCCCGACCACTCCGACCGCGATCACCCTTGGCTCAACAGGGGGTACGGGAGCGACCGGCGCTACCGGGCCTGCGGGGCCTGCAGGGCCGACCGGCCCGGCAGGGCCGACTGGTCCCACTGGGCCGTCGGGGCCGTCGGGGTCGACCGGTCCGGCTGGGGCGACAGGCCCGCCGGGGGCGACAGGCCCGCAAGGAACAGCAGGGACGGGCCTCACCTTCAAGGGCAGCGTCGCCACTTCCGCCTCCCTTCCGGGCGGAGCCACGACCGGGGATGCCTACACCGCCCTCGACACCGGGCATGTCTGGACCTGGAACGGCGCCAGCTGGATCGACATAGGAGCTTTCGCAGGCCCGGCCGGGCCTCCGGGGGCGACGGGAGCGGTCGGCTCTCCGGGAGCGACGGGGGCGACCGGGCCTGCGGGAGCAACCGGTCCGGCAGGGGCAACCGGCGCGACCGGCCCAGCGGGACCGACCGGAGCAACCGGCCCCACAGGCCCGACCGGACCGACCGGCCCGTCCGGGAGCGGCAGCGGTGGGGCGCTCAACCTCGTCACCGATTACGGCCTCTCTACGAGCGCCGGGACGGAGGTGGCGAACGCGGCGGCGATCGTGGCGGCCTTCACCGCCTCCGCGGGCCTGAAGCGGATCTATCTTCCGGCCGGGCGCTACCCCTGCAACCCGTTCCTGCTGCCGAAGTTCCCGATCTACTTCTACGGGGACGGCAAGGCATCGAGCATCCTGAAGTTCCCGCAGAACATCACCTACGCGGTCAGCTACGACAACACTTCCACCGGCAAGGTTCAGGTCGGCTCGCCGTTCTACACGACGGGCAGCGACGGCAAGAGCTCCAGCCGGAACAACGCCTGGACGATCAGCGGGATCGGGTTCGAGGGCGGCGACTGGTCCGGCTCCGCGACCACGAACGCCGGCCTCGACTTCCCCAACTGGGCTAGTGGCGACCGCAACTCCCTGAAGTTGACCCTGTACGACGTGGGGATCGGGCTGTTTCAGGGTAACGGGATCCGCTACGAGATCAACGGCCTCTACGGCGACAGTGTCTTCGGCGACGTGGAGGTGTTCGCGAACAGCGGCGACGGGGTCGTCCCGGGCAGCGACCAGCGCTGGAAGAACCTGCTCAGCCATGACAACGGCGGCTGGGGCGTGCGGTCCTCGGATCACCGCAACACTCAGTTCATCGGCGGCAAGGCGTACGGGAACGGCCAGGTCGGCCATCTCGCGGGCGGCTACTACATCCGGGGGAACCTGACCCTGATGAACAACCTGTACGCGCAGGACAACAACGGCCCTGGGTTCTGGTTCGACACTGCCACGCTCGTGCAGGCGGGGCAGCTGTTCGCAGACAGGAACTGCGTGAACAGCGGCGATGCGTCCGGGATGATCATCAACAACTGCAACGGGATCATCATCGACGGCTATGGCGCCACGGACACGCAGCGCACCACCCAGGCGCACGCGCTCAAGGTCACGGGCACCAACACGCAGGGGGTAGTGCGGCTCAATCAGGTTCAGACGAACCTGGGCCTGGGGACGTCGGTGGAGAGCAACTCCGGCGGCGTCACCGTCTACAGCCCGGTCTCCGGGGTCTCCACGGACACGCTCTGGGACACCAAGGGCGACCTGGCCGTCGCGACCGGCGCCGACGCCGCCTCGAAGCTCGTGGTCGGCTCGAACGGGCAGGTCCTCACCGCCGACAGTACGCAGACGACCGGAATCAAGTGGGCGGCCGCAGCGGGCGGCAGCACTTCGCCGCTCACCACCAAAGGCGACGTGTGGGGGTTCAGCACCGTCGACGCTCGCGTCCCGATCGGGAGCAACAACCAGGTCCTGACCGCTGACAGCGCGCAGACGCTAGGGGTGAAGTGGGCGGCTCAGACTCCACCGGTCGCGACCGACACGATCTGGGACACGAAAGGCGACCTCGCGATAGCGACCGGCGCCGACGCCGCCGCCAAGCTCCCCGTCGGTGCCGACACCCAGGTCCTCACTGCCGACTCGACGCAGACGACCGGGGTGAAGTGGGCGGCACCGGGCGGTGGCCCCTGGACGCTCCTCTCGACCACCACCCTCTCCTCGGCGGGCACGTTCGACGTGTCCTCGATCAGCGGCAGCTACAACGACCTGATCCTCGTCCTGATCGCCCGCGGCGCCGACGCAGGATCGAATGACCGCTTCTACCTGCGCTTCAACAACGACAGCGGCGCCAACTACATGACGGAACGTCAGGTGACTGTCGGCACAAGCGCGACGGCGCCGGCCAACGACAACGCGCAGCAGCAGATGGAGGTGGGCCGGACGGCCGCGACAACCGGCCTCGCGAACTTTTTCGGCTACACCGAGATCGTCGTCTACGGGTACACATCAACCACCTGGCTGAAGAGCCTCCTGTACCACTCGCTCTCGGCGTTGACGGCTGCCGCCGGCGGGCAGACCACGATCACCGGCGGCGGCACCTGGAACAGCACCGCCGCGATCACCCGCGTGCAGCTGTACGGCCAGAACACCGCGAACCTCGTCACCGGATCCCAGCTCCGCATCTACGGCCGACTCTGATGGCGTTCCCCTCGACCTACGCGGACCTCCAGCAGGCCGTGATCGAGAAGGCCACGCTCGACCCCGTCCTCGACCTGCCGAAGACGAAGGACTGGATCAACCAGGTCTACTTCCAGGCGGCCGTCGAGACGGAGGCGATCTCCGGGGAGGCGACGATGTCGCTGACCGCCGGGTCCGGCAGCTACGCGCTCCCGGCTGCGGTCGCGCGGATCCGGCAGATGTCTGTGCAACCGTCCGGCTCGACCGTGTTCAACGCGCCCCTGATCCTGACGACGCTCGACGAGATCCTGCAGCGCCGCCAGGCCGGGCAGCAGGGCTCCTACCCGCAGGCGACCCATTACACCGTCGTCGGGATCAACGGGCTCGAGGTGTGGCCGACCCCGGCCGCCGCCGACGTGATCACGATCTACTACGTCAGCTACCCGACCGCCCTCTCTGCGAACACCGACGTGCCGGTGTTCGAGGAGCCGTACGCCTCGAAGATCCTCGAGTACGGCGCCCTCGCCGAGGCCGGCGACTTCAAGGGCGACCCGGCGACGGGGCAGTGGGCGGCGGACTACACCGACTGGCTGGGCCGCTACCGGGCGCACCTGCAAAGGAAGCGCGGGGTCATCCCGGGGCAGTTCCACCAGTGGGGCGAGCCGTCGGTCAGCTATGGCTACTAGCGCCGGGGTCAACGCCTCCTCCGGGCGGCGCGGCTACCTCCGCTACCTGTACGGCAACCACTTCTGGATCCCCGAGCTGCTCGCCGACTTCACTCGCGGGATCGTGCGGGACACGACCAGGGACGCGATCCCGGCGAACGGCGTCTACGACTCCGTCGACTTCCTGCTCGACCGTCCCGGGGTCGCCTACAAGCGGGGCGGGTGCGCGTTCCAGTCCTCCCAGATCGGTGCCGCCGGCTCCGGGATCCTTGTCGGGATCGCCGCCCCCGAGTACCCCGGCGATCCGCGCGTGGTCGCGATCGGCTCCACGGGTGCGAGCCGCACCCTCTACGACGTCACCGGTGGGAGCGCCGCGGCGGGGATCAGCCTCGGCACGACGGAGCCGTACGAGAACCCGCCCCTGTTCATCGACAAGCTGATCATCACCGACGGCCGCGGAGCCCTGCCGCCGAAGAAGGCGTACCTCTCGGGCGGCTCGGTCGCGGTCGCCGACCTCGGCGGCAGCCCGCCGAACGCGAAGGTCTCCTGCGTCCATGTCAGCCACCTAGTGCTCGCGAACTCGACCGCGAACCCGAACAGGGTCTGGTTCAGCCCGATCCCCGACATCGAGGCGGCTTGGGACACCGCGGATAGTTGGTTCGACGTGCCGCACGAGGTGACGGGGCTCGCCTCCCTGCAGGGGGTGCTGATCATCTTCTGCCGAGGCGAGACGTGGCGGATCCTCGGCGACGTCCCCCCGGGGCACCCGGATTTCAACATGCAGTTGCAGCCATTGGCCTCGGTTGGCTGCATCGACGCGCGCTCGATCGTGAAGATGAACGGGCTCGTCTACTTCGCGCACGAGTCCGGGATGTACTACACGAACGGGGCGGCACCGCAGTCGATCACGCACCGGCCCGACGCGACCGGGGTGGGGAACCTGTGGGCCGACGCCCTCTACGGGTACTCGCCGATGCTCGGCTCGGTCGTCTGCGCCGGCGTCTACCTGAACAAGCATCTGTTCGTGACCGTTCGCCATGCCGACACGGATCCGCAGTCGGGGGCGCGCTACCAGCTCCTCTACTACGAGCCGACCGGATCCTGGGTGCAGCTCGCCGACGGTGTTACCGCCACCATGTACGCGACCTCGTTCGCGCCGATCGTCGAGCTCTACGCCGCGGCCGGCGACTTCGCCGACCCGGTGCGTGCGCTGAGGCTGTCGGGGCTGTTCAAGCCGAGCGCGTCGAACAAGAATGACGCGAACGGTCAGGCGGTGGCCCCGACGCTCACCTTCCGCACCCTGACCGGCGGGGTCGGGTTGAAGGCGTGGGGGCGGGCGCGCTTGACCTACGACATGCGTGACGCCGCGAGCGACGACCCGACCCTGGCGGTGGCTGCGGCGAGGGGGATGGAGGCGACGAGCTTCGCGACGATGTCGACGCTCGCCGAGAGCTCGGACACGGTGCGGCAGCGGTTCTCGGTCGCGTGCGACAGTCAGGCGATGACGATCCGGCTGACGCAGTCGGGTGCCTCGTCGATGACGGAGCTGCACGCGCTCGAGGTCGAGTCGCGGCCGTACCCGCGCGCCGCCGAAGGGGTCTAGGTGGCGAGGATCGACTCGGTCTACGACTTCTCCGACAAGGCGCTCGTCGAGCTGAAGTCGTGGCTCGAGCCGTGGTTCCAGAGCCGCGCTGGCGCCGGCGGAGTCGGTTGGGAGGACGTCGGCATCAGCTGCGGGGCCACCTACTCGAGCGTGGTCACGTCCGAGCCGACGCTGGTCGCGTACTGGCCGCTGAACGAGGCGTCCGGGAACGCGCTCGACGCTTCGGGGAACGGCCACCCCATGCTCGCAGCGAACTTCTCCGGCCCGCCCACCCAGGGATCGCCGGGACCGTTCCCTCGTCACCCCACCACTACGTCGTACACGTTCGGCGGCTACATCCAGAGAAGCGACTCCGCTCTGGCCGGCGCGGGAACCGGGCTGACGCTCGAATGCTGGATCTACCCAACCTCCGCCCCGGCGGTCTCAGCCTTCTTCGTTCAGTTCCCGAGGGTGCCGAGCGGGTACGTCAGCTACCAGTTCCAGTTCCGCAGCGGCCGCAACATCTTCTGGGTGGTAGCCAACACTCACCTGGCCGATTCGGTGGTGACGGTCCCGTTGAACACATGGACGTACGTGGTCGGCACCTCCTCCGTCGCTGACGGTCTGCGCCTGTACCTGAACGGCGCGCAGGTAGCGACGGGCTCCTCGGCGGTCCCTTCGAGCTTGGCAACCAACATGGGGATCGGGCAGGGGGACGACAGCGGCGGGAGCCACTACCCCTTCACCGGGAGAATGGCCCAGATCGCTCTGTACGACTCGGTTCTCGATCACTACCAGGTCGGGACGCTGATCTGATGGCGTCCGCGTCCACGATCCAGTTCGGCAACTTCCTCGACGTGACCGATGAGGGCGGCGGCGTGATCCGTGTCGATGCGTGCCCGCCGGCGAGTGTGGCCGACGGGAGCGTCACGCTCGCGTCGCTGTCGACGTCGCTTGCGTGGGTGAAGGTCCAGACCGGGGTGCCGTCGACGTACACGAACCCGCTCGTCTACGACAACACAGCGGTAAGCGGCGGTCTCTATGGCTGGGACGGCGCCGCGTACCGCAAGATCGGGCCGCTCTAGGAGGTCAGATGGCAGCGAGATCCCCATACAAAAGCGTCTTCTCCGGCCAGATGGCCGCCTACGCGGGCTTGACCCCGAAGGCGATCGCGGCGGGGAAGATGGGTTGGCGCTCGATCCCGAAGAACGCTCTCTACCGCACCTACGACGCGGGCGGGAACATCACCGTCAGCGGCTCGCACCCGGTCAACCAGCGGTGGGAGTACGCGAGCCCGCAGGACTACCGCGGCTACGCGAAGGGCGTGGTCGCGCAGCAGAAGAAGACCGCCCCCGCCGCACCCGCGACGGGCGGGGGTGCTGCGACGGGTGCCTCGACGGCGGGCGGGTCCCCGGTCGCCTCGGCGCTCGGCGGGAGCGGCGGGTCGAGCACGGGCGGTCTCGCATCGAACCCGTTCCTCACCGACCCCGGCTACCTGTCCGCGCTCTCGGCCGAGCAGACCGGATCCCAGCAGGCAGACAACGCCTTGCGGGCGGCGCAGGAGCAGGCGATCGTCCAGTTCGGCGACCCGTCCCTCGCGCAGGCGGCGGGGATCAGCGTGAGTCCGTTGACGGCGGCGGCGGCGGCGGCGAACACGGCCGCTGGTACCTCGACGGTCGCCGGGCTGCAACGCACCCGGGACGACAACCAGACGAACATCCTTGACTCGCTCGCGGCGCACGGGGCGCTCCAGTCGGGCCAGACCGGGTACGCGACCACACGCAACCAGCAGGCCTACGGGCAGGACCTGTACGGCGGGCTGCAGACGGCGCTCTCGGGGTTGAACACGGCGGCGGCGACGGACGTGTCGACGAAGCAGGGGCTGCGCTCGGACACCACGAGGGCGCTCACGGGCGCCTACGACACGATGGTCGCGAACTCGGCCTTGTGGGGTGCGGCGGACACGGGCGGGGCGAAGGCAGCTGCGAACGCAGCCGCGACGGCGCCCGTCGCCCAAGCGTTGGCACCGAACAACCGGGCAGGGGCGCTCGGGCCGAAGCCTCCTGCCCCGCCGAGACTCGCAACCGCGAACGCCTACGCGGCCGGGACCGCTAGAGGAGGGAGAGCAGGCTAATGCCGATCCAAAACGGACCCCCCGGGCGTTCCACCGGACGTACCGCACCAGCCGCGAAACCGAGGGTCACCTACGTGCTCGCTCGCCCTGCCGCGGCCGCTGGTGGCGGTGCCGTCGGCGGTTCGAGTCCCAGCGCCGCCGACCAGGCGCAGGCGATCCTCGCCCCGCAGGAGGCGCAGCAAGCCGCCTACGGGCAGCAGCAGAACACCGCGATCCGTACGTTCGCGAACGCCCTCCTCGGGAAGCTGCAGCCGGTCGCCGGCCAGGTCGGCGCGGACTACAACAAGGCGATCCAGCAGATCGGCGGCCTCTCCGGGCAGGCGGCGCAGTACCTGAACGCGCAGAACCCGACGCCGGTGCAGCAGGCATTGATGCAGTCGGTCGGCGCTCCCGCCGAGCAGCAGGCGCAGTCGGCGCTGCAGCTCGGGAACACGTTCCGGGGCGGCGCCGGGGTGCTCGCGTTCACCCAGGGAGTCGTTCCGGGCTCCGAGCTCGCGGGCGACAAGGCGGCGGCGCAGGCCTCGGCGCGGCAGCTCCCGGGGATCGCCGCGTTGAAGGGGCAGCAGGACTTGGCGTCGGCGTTGTGGAAGCAGTCGGACGACCGGATGAAGCTCGAGGCGACTCGGCCGAAGCTGGTGGCGGACGCGCAGTCGAATATCGACACGGCGAACTACCGGGCCGGGCAGCTTGCGCAGGGGGATCGGCGACTCACCGACCAGGAGAGCCAAGCAGCAGCGTCGAGCGACTACAAGAACCGGGCGCTGGCCGCGTCGACCAACTACAAGTACGACGCGCTGGCCACGACGACCGACTACAAGAACCGGGCGCTCGCCGCGACCAACACCTACCGGCAGAACCAGATCGACCAGAGCCAGCAGCGGACCGACCTCGGCTACACGAAGGTCGCCCAGACCGCCGCCGACAAGAAGGCCGACCGCGCGGCGACGAAGGCCTACCACGACAGCTACCTCGCGCACCTGACCGCGGGTGACAGTGAGCGGGTCGCGCACGACAAGGCGACCGAGGCCGCGAGCGCGGAGCGGGCTGCGATCGCGCAGCAGAACGCGGACACGTCCGCGAAGAACGCGACGACGAGCAGGATCAACGCGACGACGAGCAGGATCAGAGCGAAGACCGCTGCGAACAAGCCGCCGGCGGCGCCGAAGCTCAGCACGTCCGCGTCCGGTCGCTATGGGGTCCAGACCGACACGAGCGGGAACCCGATCCTCCGCAACGGCAAGACGGTCCCCTACCCGAAGACGGGTGGGACGAAGACCAGGACGTTGACCCCGTCCGAGTCGACCAAGTTCACCAAGAGCGCGACACAGATCGCCACGAACGCGGTGAACGGGGGCACCGATAGCAAGGGCGTTTACCATCCGCCGATCAGCCGCGACGTCGCGGAGCAAGAGATGCGGGCCGCCGGGCTATTCGCCGACCCGCGGACGGCGAAGCTCGCGATGCAGGCGCTCAACGCAGCGTACGGGCCGTCGCGGAAGAAAACGGTCAAGTCCGCAGGGCCGTTCGGCGTCCAGGCGACAGCGACGCCGTGAGCTCGTACGACTTCGCCCCGCGCGGCTCGGCGGGTGGCGGCAAGGTCGCCCTCGGCCCACCCGCTCCTAAGCCTCCTCCCACGAAGACCGTGCAGGTGCGTGCTCATACCCGCACCGTCCCGGTGAAGGTGAAGACACCGGCCACGACCACGGTCACTACGCCGAGCCTCAGGCCGGGCGAAGCCTCGACCGCGAGGCGGTACAAGCCGAGCTTCCCCAAGGAGCCGGTCGCCGGTTACGACACGGTGCAAGTGAACCCGGATGGGTCGGTGGCGAAGCAGGGCAGCTACCAGCCGGGTGTACGGATGGTGAAGCGCCCCTACTACACGAACACGAACACGCTGACCAAGAAGGCCGGGCCTGCCGGGCAGGAGAGCACGCAGTGGAACGCGGCGACAGTCGCGAAGGCGAAGCAGATCCAGCTCGCGAACTACGGGAAGCCCGGCTACATCGCCCGCTCGCTGGTCCCCGGTGGGCTCGAGGGCGGGACGACGAGCGTCACCAAGGCGATCACCCGCGGGGCGCAGGTGGCGTCGAACGTTCTCCCCGGTGGCGGGGTCGGTGAGGCTGCCGGGCTCCTGGCCGGGCTCAAGGGTCTCAAGGTTGTCCGGGGCGTCAAGGATGTGGCCGAGGTTGCGCCTGCGGCGCAGGCGGCGGCCCACACCACCGAGGGAGGCGCTGCCGTCCGCGAATCCCTCAAGGGCGCACCCAACGTTCGTGCCGGGCAGGCAGGCGACTTCTCAGTCCAGCGGAGGGCGCGGTTCGCCAAGGCCGAGTCGATCTACCGTGACACCTCCCTCACACCGGAGGAGCGCCAGGCGCACGCACTCGGCGCGCTGAAGGGCAGCCTCGACCGGCCCGTCTACACGGGGTTCAAGAAGATGACCCCGGAGACCGTGACCAACATCAAGGCGCAGATCATGGAGCACCCCACCCTGAAGACGGGTCAGAAGACGAAGCTCCTCACCTCACTGGACAGGGGGGTCGCCGGGATCGTGCCGACGGCCGGTGAGCACAAGCTGTTCACGCAGGTGTTCGGGAAGGAGACGGCTCTCGGGATCGCCAAGGCGGCCAAGACCGGCAGGTGGAAGAACATCGTCACGAACGTGGTCAACGTGCCGCGCACGCTCCAGTCGACGCTCGACATGTCGGCGTTCCTGCGCCAGGGGGCCGTCGCGCTGGCCCGCCACCCGTACATCACCGGCAAGAACTTCAAGACCCTGATCCACTCGTTCGCCAGCAACGAGGCGGCGCTCAAGGTGGAGAGCGACATCGCCTCGCATCCCAACTACCCGCTGATGCAGCAGGGCAAAGTGGCTCTCACAGGCTCGGGAGATCTCCAACGGCACGAGGAGCAGTTCGCCGCGAACATGCTCGAGAACATCGGCGGCAACAAGAACCCCGTCCACTGGTCCAGCCGCTCCTACTCGTCATTCCTGAACAAGACACGGGCGGACATCTTCAACCACCTACTCGACGTTGCCCACACGCAGGGCCACAACATCCACGACGAGAAGTTCCTGAAGGACCTGGGCAACATGGTCAACGTCTTCACCGGGCGCGGATCGCTGCCGGGAAGTTGGGAGCGTGCGGCCAACGTCTTCAACGGCATCTTCTTCTCGCCAAGGTTGATGGCGTCCCGGGTCCAGATGGCGGGGCAGCCGTTCAACCCGGCGCTGCACCCGTTCGTGCGCCGGCAGTATCAGCGCGCCGCCGCGCAAGGACTCGGAGCCCTGCTGACCGTGCTCGGGCTCGCCAAGGCGAACGGCCTGAACGTCGGCACCGATCCGACGAGCGCCGACTTCGGGAAGATCAAGTTCGGGAACACCCGCGTCGACCTCGGCGCCGGGTTCCTACAGTACGGCCACCTTCTCGCCCAGCTCGCGACCGGCAAGTCGACGTCATCGACGAGCGGCAAGGTCAGCAACATCTACAGCGGCAAGTACGCCCAGCGCTCGGCCCACGATGTCGTCAGCGGGTTCTTCGAGGGCAAGCTCTCCCCGCCCCTGGCGACACTCGACGATGCGCTCAGGCAGCAAACCAACTTCGGCAAGTTCAACGTCTGGCAGGAGATGATCAATCACCTGACGCCGCTCTCGGGCCAGGACGTCTACGGCGTTGCGACCAACCGCAGCAAGGGGGGCCTCGGCGCCGCGGAGGTAGCCGGGGCCGGCATCTTGAGCCTGTTCGGGGGCGGCGTGCAAACGTACGGGCCGAAGGCGCCCAAGCGGACAGGCGGCTCGAGCAGCGGCAGCTCCTACGATTTCACGCCGTCTGGGTCTGGCGGGGGCAGTTCGTACGACTTCACGCCCGCTCCATAGTCATACGTCGGCTGCTCGCTCGGGAAGATCATCTCCCATATTGAGCCCGCGGCGACCACGACGAAGCCGATGACCAAGAGCAGCGTCCACAGATCGATCAGCAGCTCTCTCATGGCGGCCCAAGGTACACGCCGAGAGGACCTGGTCGCACTAGCCGAAAGACCTGACCGGAAGGGGAAGGATGGAACTTCGCTTCTTCAGCCCGATGCGTCAGCTACGGGAGATCGAGGCGCTACTAGTCGAAATCAACGGAAAGGTGGAAGAGATCATGACGACACAGGAGCAGTTCGACAGCAGCCTGCAGGAGTTCCTGACCGCGTTCGACGAGCTTGTGGCGGCGGTCGACGACGCGCTCTCGGGCACGGCGGCGACCGACCTGAGCGAGGAGGACTCCGCGATCCAGGCGGCGACCGACAAGGCGCGCGCGGCGCGCGACCGGATCACCGCGGCATCGACGCCTGCGCCGTCGACCGAGCCCCCGGCCCCGTCGACCCAGCCGGTGGAGCAGGCATGACCGTCGAGCTCAAGAGCACCCGCAAGGTCGCCGTGGTCGGCTGGGACACCGAGGTCGTGAAGGGATCGCACGCCTCGATGCAGGTCGAGGGTGAGGAGAAGCGGAACGTCGACAACGACGGCGAGTCGAACCTGTTCTTCCCGCTCGAGTTCAGCGGGCATGTCGACGTGACGATCGCCGGCTCGCACTCCGGTGAGGAGACCGGGACGATCACGATCGCGTGAGCGCCTGGTACACGCAGCCGTACAAGCTCGGCCCCCCGGTCCCGCTGCCGGGGTTCCCGAGAAGCTTGTACCCGCCTGACGCCGCGGAGGCGGGCCGAGTCCCGTCGGTGAACGGCCCCGACGTCGAGGCCTACAAGCGGGTGGTCTGGCGCGCCGGCCGCTGGCCGGGGCCTTCCTCCTCGTTCGACCGGGCCTACTCGAACGCCTTCGCGCACGGGAAAGGGTCGAACGTCGTCCAGACCGGCGTCTCCGGGGTGCAGCGCCAGATGGGGATCGACGACACCGGCTGGATCGGGAAGCAGACGTTCGACATGCTCCGCGCGATCCGCTGCCCGTCCGGCCCTCATGCGGGGCAGATGGCGATGGACGCCTACGCGCAGTCGCTGCTCGTGCTCGCCTGGGAGCAGTTCGGCGGGAAGGAGCCACCACCCGAGCCGGAGGTGACGCTGCGCTCGAAGGCGTTGGCGCGGGCGGTGACGCAGATCGGGACGAAGGAGTCGCCGGCGTACTCGAACCAGGCGCCGTACACGCACTGGTACGGGATGACGGGCCCGTGGTGTGCGATGTTCACGAGCTGGTGCTACGAGCAGGCGGGCAACTCGCCGTCGTTCCGGCGCGGCGAGACATACGCCTACGTCCCCTACATCGTCAGCGACGCCCGCAACTACAAGAACGGATTGGCGGTGACGGTCGATCCGCTCCCCGGCGACCTCGTCTGCTTCGACTGGCAGAACGACGGCGTCCACGACCACGTCGGCCTGTTCGAGAAGTGGGTCGAGCGCTCGCGTGGCCGTTTCTCCGCCGTGGAGGGCAACACCTCCGCCGACGCGGGAGGTGACCAGTCGAACGGCGGCCAGGTCTGCCGCAAGACCCGGACGCTCGGCGGCGTCGTGTTCGCGCGGGTCGCGGAGCCGTGAGGTGCTCGTCGGGCTCACGACGATCCCGGACGAGGCGCTGATCACGATCAACAGCCTCGAGCTGCTTGGGATCATCTACCTCGCGATCGCAGTGTCGAAGCTGCGGGAGCGGTTGTCGCGGATGGAGGGGAAGCTGGAGCAGCGCGAGCGGAACCACGTTGACGGTTGAGACGGTGTTGTTCTTGTTGGCGCTGCTGTTGACGATCGCGCTGATCTCGGCGATGCGTAAGTAGGGCCTCCTCCTGGCCCGGCCCGCCCACCCTTGCCGGTGGGCGGGCCTCTTTTCGTTTCTAGGACGCGATGGTCGCGTGTCCTTCGATCACTCTCAGATCGGGCTTGGCGGGCGCGAGCTCCTCCGCCCACCGCTCCGCCTGCCTGATCAGACCATCGATCGCTTCGGCGACGAGTTCGCGTCCGCGACCCTCGGGGAGCTGGTCGAGGTCTTCGACCATCGCCGCGAGACCGATCGAGAACTCGTTGATCTTCACGACCATGTTCGCCATGTAGGCGGGCAGCGGCAGCGCCTTGTCGATGAGCGCCTGCCGTTCCTGCTCGCGCCTCTTCTCCCTGACGGCGGCATCTTGGTCGTGGACCTCCTGGCTGATCAGTCGGCCCGCCTTCGTCTTCGGATTGGTGATCGTCTTGGCGACTGTCTTGACGACCTCCGGGTCGGCGAGCAGCTTCTCCACCATCTCGACGCGGTCCTCGTGGCGGGTTGGCACCTTCCGCTCTGCCGAGCGATAGCGGTGGTCGTCTACTTGCGCTGCCCATGGCGTCTGATCGGCATGCCGATCAGAGGTTCGCCAACCGAGTAGTTCTGTCACCCATGTCTGGCTCTTGCCGATCGATTCGCCGATCTGTCGACGTGTCAGCTTTGGATCCTCGGCTTGGGCGGCGAGGATCTCATCGGCCGCCTTCACGTACGCCTCGCGCTTGGCGTCCCCGGACTCGGCGACCGCGATATACGCGGCCGCCGCTTCCAGGTGGCTCTTCGCGCTCACTGTCCGTCGCCGGATTCAACCGG